GAACGAGCCAAAGAAGATACAGCGGAAGGCCGTGAGTATTGGTTCGACGGTCGGGATTTAGGTCTGTATAGCGATTTACCGTATGGTCAGGATCGTTTCAGAGTCAAGTGCGAAAAGAAATATCCGAACGGTGCGCTTTTTTCGGTGAAGTGTCGCAGAGCGGTTTTCAATTTCTTTCTTGGATGGTGGGAAGTATGGAGAACAATTCATTAAGGCGGATAGTCAGCACGGCACTCTGGACTGACCGAAAAGTAGTCGAGGAATTTACACCGGAAGATAAATACTTTTGGCTGTATCTTCTGACGAATCCTGATACAACACAGCTTGGCATTTACCCATTCGTGATTAGGACTGCTGCTCATAGGCTTGGTTACACTGCTGATACGGTAAGGGTACTGCTCTCTCGCTTTGAGAATAACTATGGAGTGATTAAATATTCGGACGAGACAGGTGAAGTCGCAATCAAGAATTATCTTAGATACGGAATTTCCAAAGGCGGAAAGCCTGTTCTGGACTTGCTCTTAAAGGAAGAATCACAGGTCAAGGATAAATCGCTTGTCGGATATGTCTTTGAGAATCTTGGCAAGTATGATTCCGCTACGATCAACAAGACGGTGCTTGAATTTATCGGAACTGTAACGGCTGATGACGATACAGAGGAACCGGCACACAAGGAAGATAAGATTCCGTACAGCGAGATTATAGGTCGGCTCAATACAGTTTGCGGAACACGATTTTCGACTAAGACCGAAGCGACTAAGAAACTTATTCGGGGACGGTTCAGAGATGGCTACAAACTTGAGGATTTCTTCAAGGTCATTGACGCAAAATCCGCTCAATGGCTGCATGACGAGAAAATGTCAAAGTACCTGAGACCGCAGACTCTTTTCGGAAATAAGTTTGAAAGCTATCTCATGGATGCGGAGAAGTGTTCGGAAAAAGTCAAGAAAGTGCCGGATAAGCCTATAAGTCGTTTTGACTGCCTTGACAGAGATTTCTATGCGGAGTTGGTGGCTAAAGGTGCGATAGTCGGGGAAAGCCTGAGATTCCTCAATCTGACGGGCGATGACTACAAGAAACTTACGGAGTACGGAGTTGTATGAGGTATCAGTTTAAAAGACAGGATGCGCTTGACTTTGCGGTGCATATCGGTCAGCAAACTAAAATCCGTGGCGAAGAAGAACAGCTAAAATACTGCCCATACTGTCGTGGTGGTCGGAATCGTGACGATTACACATTCTCGATAAACCTAAAGACAGGACTTTTCAAGTGTCTCCGGTCACAGTGCGGTCAGCAAGGGAATATGTGGAGACTGGCACAGGACTTCGATTTCAAGCTGTCGGACGAGTTCAGCCGATACCATGAGAAAAAATCTCAGTATCGGAAACTGCCACAGCCTAAAGAGAAATTGGTGCCGAAGCCGAAAGCCGTTGAGTATCTTGCAAGCCGTGGGATTTCCGAAGAGACCGCTAAAGCATATCAGATTACGGTGCAGAACAATAACGAGAACGTGCTTGTGTTCCCGGTCTATGACGAGAACGGCACAATGGTCAACGTGAAATACCGCAACACGGAGTACAGCAAGGAAGAAAAGAACGGATCAAAAGAATGGTTCGAGCCAAACTGTAAACCGTACATATACGGACTTCAAGTTTTTGACGGTGATTACTCATGCTTCTGCCTTTGTGAAGGTCAGCTCGATTGTGCCAGCCTGCATGAAGCCGGAGTAAAGAACGCTTTCTCTGTTCTTGGTGGCAAAGGCAGTTTTACATGGTTTCCGGCATGTTATGATTTTCTGTCAAAGTTCAAGTCCGTGATAATCTTCGGAGATTATGAGAACGGCAAGATAACTCTTCTGGATGATATGCGGAAACGTCTTGAGTGCAAGATAATGCATATCCGTGAAGAGGACTACAAGGACTGTAAGGACGCTAACGACATACTCCGCAAATACGGCAAAGACTACTTAAAAGAGATTGTTGAACGAGCAGTTACCGTTCCGATGAAGCAAGTCATTGAGTTGGCTGACGTTGAAGATGTAGACCCGTTCTCGCTGATAAAGGTCGAGTCGGGAATCGACAAACTTGACAGGCTTTTATACGGTGGTCTCCCACTCGGAGCAGTCGTTAATATCAGCGGAAAGTCTGGTGTCGGCAAGTCGAACCTGGCTAGTCAGATATTGGTTCATGCCATATCGCAAGGCTATGTCTGCTTCGCTTATTCGGGGGAACTTCCAAACTATCTCTTCAAGGCTTGGATGGACTTTCAGATAGCCGGACGCAAGCACGTAACCACATACCAGAACAAATGGGGTGACGAGAACTACACAATCTCAAAAGCCAATAAGCAGCTTATCAAAAACTGGTATCGTGGTCGGTGTTTCATCTATGATTCCGGCATTGTCGAAGGTGAGGAAATGGCAACGCTCACGGATGTTATGGTCGGAGCAATCAAGCAGTACGGAGTGCAGGTCATACTGATAGACAATCTTATGACCGCTATCGGCTCAAGCGTCCCCGGAAAAGACAAGTACGAGAAACAGTCGGAGTTCTGTCAGCAACTTGCAAGTATCGCTAGAAAATGGAACGTGCTTATCCTCTTGGTCGCACATAAACGTAAGGGGTCTTTTGTTGAAAGTGCCGACATAAATGACGATACGTCAGGAAGTGCCGACATAACGAACTTGGCAAGCATCACACTCAGTTATGATCGTGGCGCAAGGGTCAACGGAGATTATGAGTGCGCAGAGGACGAACGTATTCTGAGGGTCAATAAGAACAGATTGTTCGGAAGAGTCTATAAAAAAGGTTGGGTCTGCGGATTTGATGAACGTAGCAAACGAATATTTATTGACGGAGCAGAGGTTGACCGTGAGTACAGCGCATTTCCGAAAACTGAGACAAAGGGTGACGGATTTGTTGATATTGAACAAATGGAACTTCCGTGGGGGTGATTAAGTTGATTGGATATGTAATAGCATTGATTGTGCTTGCGGTTTTTGCGCTCTATTTATTCGTTGATGGTGTGTGGACGCATACCGAACTTGATATTGCTAAAACCGACATAGACGAACTGTATAAAGGGTTCAACGACTACAGGGCTAGATGTGACGGACACAGGGCACTTATCGAAGCACTTAGCAAAAGCGTCCGTGAACTGAACGGAGTGGTCGAAGCAGCAGTAAAGGTCAAAGAAGAGACTTCCGATAATAAGCCGGACACGAAAGCCTTGATTGGTGGATGGACTACGGACGGTACGGAAACGACTTGGCTAGATGATGTTCTGATTAAAATCCGCAAAGAGAACGATAAGCCGATTGATACTACTCATATTAGCGTTGGATTGATTGACGGACAATCACTTCTGATTCCGGTACGTGACACTGGACAGACTTTAGTAGACGGAGAACCCATTCGCAATGGTCGCTTATGGGCTAATAGAGAAGGTCGTATATACGAGTTGCCGGAAGGTTGTTTCATCTTAGGAGATACACCGTATGAAATGGATCAGTGAAGAAACATTGCGAGACTGTCAGATATTCCGATACTCAAAGATGGAGAACGGAAAGGAAGGTGTGATTCCTGTCAAGGTCGAGGATTTGCCGGGAATTGAGATTGGAATTGATTTTGGAGAACCAAGTGGCGACAGAACAGGCTTTATCAAACATCCGTGTGAAAGTTGCCCGACTCCTGGTATCGAATGCGCTGATTGTAGTTTCTTTTAGAGAGGGGGATGAAATTGGAGAAAAGATTTTACGTGGTTCACAACGAAGATACGAATTGCGAGATTGTTGTGAAACTTACCGATAGTGAAGCAACAGCAATCGGGAACTTCATTGATTGGGCTGACTTGGATACATATGCAATTTGCCCTGTTGACGAATGGGATGCTGACGATTGGGGAAAGGAAGTGGGTGAGTTCTGATGGCATCGCATGATAGCACGGCACTGAATCTTACGAGGGAGGAAGCACTCAAACTTCACCGTCAGATGTGGACGGAAATGCAGGAGAAACTTGGCGATAATCCGAGTTCTGATGACAGAGAAGATTTCAAACGCAAATGGTGTCGAGAACACTTCCCCGGCAAAAATATTAACAATCACTGTTTTCTCTGCGAATATGTAAGTCATTATTGTTGCACAAAGAGAATGTGCAGAAGGTGTCCGATTGATTGGAGCAGTCTCAGCCGAGATGCAGATAAGGATTACACTTGTTGTGCAGACTACAAGGGCGAGATTGAAGAACCTGATAATGCAGAGATATTCCTTGCAGCCCCTATCTCTGAAATCCTTGCTCTGCCGGAAAGGAAGGTCGCCGAATGAACGATGACTGGACGTGTGACACTTGCGCTTACAGATGCGTGAAGATTTATGCAGAACCGTGTACAAACTGTGTGGACGGAAGTAAATACGAACCGATAGAGAAAGAAGGTAAAGCTGAATGACCATTGAAGAACTTCGCATGGTGAACCGCATATGCGCTTATATGCAGAGAGCCGAAAACCTGGACTACAAGACCGCATACAGTTTTGCATTGGCGGTAGTGAACAACAAGGAATATATCGGAAGGGAACTGAATAAGGGGAGCGAGGACGATGCTGACAACTGAACAGAAAAAGCACATAGATGCTTTTGAGTATTGGGTAAAAACCAACACCGAAAACGGAGTGAGTACCATTCCTGAATCTATTTGCAAAGACATTATTGCGATTCTGAAAGATAAGGACGGTGAGTAATGGAAATTTGGAAAGATATAGCCGGATATGCTGGGATATATCAAGTGTCCAACATGGGAAATGTCAGAAGTTTGCGGCGTGAAGATATTAAGTGCAAACAGGGATATAGAGCACTCAATGGGAGACAGCTAAGACCTGCGCAGGATAAAAAAGGTTATTTAATGGTTAGCCTAAATAAGAATGGGCAAAGCAAGACACGAAGAGTACACAGGCTTGTCGCAGAGACATTTATTGCGAATCCCGATAAATTACCACAAGTAAACCACAAAGACGAAAACAAATGTAACAACAACATAGATAATCTCGAATGGTGCACTCCGTCATATAACACAAATTATGGGAAAGGTAATAAATCAAGATCAGACACACTTAAAAAAATGTGGAGAGAACGGGAGCGTGAACAAAATGACACTTGAGCAGGCGATTGAACACGCCGAGGAAGTAGCGACTGAGCAGGAACGCCTTATGGGTCGATATGATGCCACAAGCGGTTACACCAGAAGCGGAAACGAAGCTATCCGTACTGAATCAGCAAAAGAATGCGAGAAGTGCGCAGAAGAGCATCGACATCTTGCCGCATGGCTCCGTGAGTTGCAGGATCGCAGGAAAGCACCGGAGATTGTGAGGTGCGGCGAGTGTGTGAATTTTGCCGAGAGAGATTTCTGCAAAGTGGCAGGTCACAACGTACACAGAAAATCAAACTGCATGCAAGTGTTTGGTGCGGAAAGGCGAACCGAATGAGTGATTTGGATATTATAATTTTTGCCGTTTCTGGCGTGGCGATCATTCTGATTAGCCTATACGTGGTTATATCTATGACGCAGGACATAAATGAAACCATACGTAAATGCAACGAGATAGAGGCTTGGGCAAAAAACGAATTGGAAAGGAGAACCGATGATAAAACCAATAAAGGTTCATCCTATTGAATCTGAATCAATAATATTGTGGGGCGATGATGGAAATAAGGAATTCGTGCTAATCAAGGCAAAAAACTGTGAAGGCTCTGTTATTGCGTTCGATAAGCGGCAGATATGGGAAGTATATCCATACAAAAGATATAGTTCTGATACGGAGTATTGTGGTGCGTGTGAACGTAAAGGAATATATATCAGGCTTATGCCGAATGATTTTAAGAAGATATTCGGGACGGATATATTAGACAGGGCGGAAAGGAGAACCGACAAATGAAGTGGGAAGCTGAATCTAAAGGCTATAGCTGCAACGACTGCTATCTTTCGATGCAGAATTGCCATGATCCGAGTATCTGCTGTGAAGACGAGACAGGGCTGTGCGACTGTTTTGAAGAGATTCCGACAGAAAGGAGAACCGATGGTTGATAACGAATTTATTAGAAATTGGAGAAATATGTTGAAGCCTTCCATATCCTCATGGTTGCTTAAAACCAACTATGAAGGAAAGGGCGAACAGGACAAAGAAGAATTTGAACGTGATTTCGATGAAATTCTTGACCTTGCGCTTATTGGATTGAAATACAAAACACAACTTTCTAAGGAAAACACAACTTCTGACCTGATAAGCAGGACGGAAACAGTTAAACAGCTCCAAGGAGTGCTTGATGTGACAGTACCCATTACCGATTATGACGAAGGCTATGTTGACGGTGTTGAGGTTGGTATTAGCACGGTATCTACCATGCCTCCCATACAGCCCGTTGCGACCGACACAAATGTCGGTGACACGATCAGCCGGCAGGCGGCACTCGAAAAGGTCAGAACCATGCAGACATACAAGCTGTTTGCTGACATAAGTCTGGTAGACAAGGCAGAAGTACAGACAGAGTTGATGATGCTGCCGCCCGCACAGCCGGAAGCATTAACGGATAAGGAACAGAGGTTATTTCTTGCGGCGATGGGAAGAGAAGAAAAGGTATGTAGACAGGTAGATGATGAGTGCAGAGATTGTCGTGAGCCATACGAGGACAGCCTTGTCAGAACTTGCCATGAAATTACAAGAAAGGTAAAAGGTGCGTTATGGACTTAATCAGTAGACAGGCGGCGATTGATGCGCTTCACACTCGGTTTAGGGATGGATTTGATGGAGATAAGTGGTGGAACAGTACTCATGTATTGGCGGCAATTGAAGGTCTGCCACCCGCACAGCCTGAACCGCAGTGGATTCCGTGTTCGGAGAGGATGCCGGAAGAACATGAATGGATAGGGACAAAAAAGTTCGGCACAACTATATCCGATGAAGTCTATGTCACATTTGAGAATGAAAAAGGCGAGAGATTCTGCCAGCACATGAAATTCCAGAATGGAGAACTTAGCCGTTACGATCAGTTCCATATGGATACTTGGTTTAAGGGCAGTAAGCCTATCGCATGGATGCCGTTACCAACACCATACGCAAAATAAAATCAAAGGAGAACGAACATGAAAAATATTAAATCACTTATCATTGGAGCAATTATCATCATCATCCTCGGTCTGGCGTGTGCGGTCAATACGGAAGCCGCAACAGTCAAGTATGCAAAGAACGTCAGCGATTTCAACTATAACCACCGTTACATTCTTGAAGCGGCGGAATACCCGATGTCATCCACTAAAAAGGTTGATGGATGGGTTGCCACACCGGACGCAGACGGATGGATGAACTTAAAGAAGTACAACGCAAGCACAGCGGACTCCAAGCATCAGATATGGTGTATCGAAAATTGGGTATATGACTACGAAATGGGAGAACTTACGCTGCCGACCTATACCATAACTAATTCAGACCCGTTACCGCACTGGTCTAACGATTTTATGGGAAGGGCAATTACATACACATCCAAGGGGTTCTACCGTCAGAAGGAAATCTACGGAGAGTTTGGCACGATGTATGAGCATTGGAACAGTCCGGCACAGCGATTCAAGATCGTCAAGGTCAGGACGGATGCCAAGACAGGCAGAGTGATTTTCAAGTTCGTGAACGTAAAATCCGGCAAGGCAATGTGCGCAGGTGGATATGCGTTCTTTTATGTGAGGATAGTTGAATGATCGCAATAGCTATTATCGGATTTATAGATGCACTCTTCTTTTGGGCGGCTCTTAAAACTGCAAGCGATGAAGATGATAGAAATGGTTGGGGGTGAATAACATTGATGAATTGGGAATCCCCGGTAACTATTGCTCAGGAAATTGCGTCACAGATTGCAAGAGACACGGACGACTATATTATGTCAGAAATTTATAAAACAGGTGTCACGGTCAATAAGGAAGAACTTATTAAGGCTCTCAACTATGACCGTGACCAGTACAACAAAGGTTATTGTGACGGATTTAACACCGCCGTTGAAATGGAGTGGACTTCCGCTGACCAGTTGGAAGAACACATTGCGAAACTTAATGAAATTCTGAAAAAGCTAAAGGGGGATGTGAAATGATGTTAATTGTACTTGCCATGTTGCTGATTATATTGTCGGTTCACTTTTATTCTTGATAGGGGGTATGAAATGATTGGAGTAAAGATTACGGTACTGCTTATTGTGTTGACGGTTATCTGGAAGTTTGTAGCGGAAATACTGATTAAAGGAGAGAGTTTGGAGAAGAAAGTCAGAATTGCCATGAATAATGAAGTAACTTGGTACATGGTGGTGTTTGCCGTCCTTGTCGTTGCTTCTGTTCTCGGAGTTCTGTATTCGGTGTTCTATCTTCTCTTCTTGAGATAAGGGGGGTCTGATGTTTACTCTGACGGAATGTAAGAAACGGAACACGACTTGCTATGATTGCGATGATAAGAGTTGCAATCTTGCCGGAGAGAAAATGTCGGACTGCCCGAAGTATCACTGCGATAATCCGAATGGTGTTGATGATTGTGACCATTGCGCTTTCATTGACGATTACATTGAGTATATGCGTAAGTCGTATAAAAAGGGGTGATAAAAATTATCATAGCAGTTGATTTTGACGGAGTTATCGTCACTGAGAATTTTCCTCAGATTGGCAGACCTCATATTGGCGTTATCAATGGTCTGATTGAAAGACGGAAAAAGGGTGACAAGCTGATACTCTGGACTTGCCGTTGTGGTCAGCAGTTGACAGATGCAGTTGCGTTTTGCCGGAACATGGGTCTTGAGTTTGATGCCGTGAACGAGAACTTGCAAATGATGGTTGACAAGTACGGCTCAGACAGCAGGAAGGTCTATGCGGATTGTTACATTGATGACCGTAACAAAGATGCGGATTGGCTTTTATTCAGAGCAAGAACTGAACGGAACACTCCGCAGTTGCAGGAGCCGGTTCCGAGAAAAACAGCACGGATCGTAAGGAGATAAAACAATCTATGAGATATGGGTTGCCGTATAAAGGCAGTAAAAACTTCATTGCAAAATGGGTTGTTGAAAATCTCCCACGCTCAGATTATTTTGTCGATTTATTCTTCGGTGGTGGAGCGGTAACACACGCCGCTCTGCTATCCGGTAAGTATAAGCACTTTATCGTCAATGACATAGACGGAAGGTTGCCGAAGTTCTTTCTTGATTGCGTAAATGGCAAGCACACAGTTGAAAATCATCCTGAATGGATAAGCCGTGAAGAGTTCCACGCAAAGAAGGACACGGACGCTTACATCGCTCTGATATGGTCTTTTGGGAACAACGGTGTTAGTTATATTTTCGGAGCGAATGTTGAGGACTTCAAGCGTGACTATCATAGGGCGGTCTATGAAGATAATCCAAAACTGCTTGAGCCATATGGTTATAAGATTTCATCATCGCATATCAAAGACATATATGAACGCTATCTTGAGTTTAACCGTCAGGTTAAGGCGGTTGCGAGATGCGATTGTGAATCGTTAGAACGGCAAAGAGAAATAGAACGGCTACAAAGTCTGCAACGGCTACAAAGTCTGCAAGGGCTACAAAGTCTGCAAGGGCTACAAAGTCTGCAAGGGCTACAAAGTCTGCAAGGGGATTATGAAAATGTCGGAATCCCAAAGGGTGCGGTAATTTACTGCGACCCACCGTATGAGAATACATCGTGCGGAAAATATGATGGGTTTGACTCAGGACGTTTTCATAAATGGGCTAGAGAACAAGACAATATCTTCATCTCCGAGTATCAGATGCCAGACGATTTTATAGTTGTTGCGGAAACCGAGAAGGTGGTCTTATCTACGCAGTTTGGTGGTTGCGGAAAAGCGACCGAGAGAATTTACACTAATCAAAGAACATACGACAAGATGGATGAACGGCAGAAAAGACTTATCTCTCAAAACACAGCGGTTCAAATGACGATAGATGATTTCTTGAAACAAGGAGATAGTTAATGAGCGGTGGAAGTTTAGATTATTTTTACTATACGTTGGATGACCATTCTAACGACTTTGACGACAAGGAACTGAACAATCTTGTATCGGACTTGGCTCAATTATTCCACGACCGTGAATGGTATCTGTCCGGTGACACTGGTTTGGGCGATTGGCGTGAATCCAGAGATAAATTCAAAGAGAAGTGGTTCACGGAGCATGGCAGACAGGAGCGGATTGAAAAGTATCTCGCTGAACTTGGCAACGAGGTCAGAGAACAGCTTGGTCTGAACCGCAAATACTGTAAGACCTGCGCTCACTGGTCTCAGCGGAAAGACAGTGACCATTACGGAGATTGCGAGTTCAAAGAACACGGTTTGGTGCATCGTTGTGAGTTTTGCGATAAATGGGAGCCGAAAGAATGATGATTGTTTTTATCTTGGCACTTCCGATAATGTACGGATTGCTGATACACGATGCGCTGACGATGCCGGAAGAAAGATTGAGGGAGTTTGAATGGCTGAATTAAAACCACTGATTTGTAAACGGTGCGGTGGCGAGATTGACCGACACGATATGAAGTGTCATTATTGCGGAACGTATTACATATACGAAGATGTTAGCACAAAATCAGTTATTAAAGTTGACGTTCCCGGAGTTGAAGTTCTTGGGGTGCAACAGGCTTTTGACAGATGGCAATTAGCAGATATGCCGAAAGAAGCGATTGCGGAAATCACTCACAGGGGTCTATGCGGGAAACTTGCAGAAGCACTCTATCCGTACATGGAATTTGAAATGAGTGACGACTACTTTACGGACAGCGCAATTATCCGTGGTCGCTTACGAGTCGTGAAACCTGATTACAGATTTTAGCGAGGGATTTAATGAAGGATAAACTGATCTCAGCGAATAGCATTTTACGGAAACTGAATGACCGTCTTGATAACTATGAGGACTTGCCACCTATGACGGTTGGAGACTTTATAAGGATGATAAATGAAGAACCAGGAGTGACGAATGAAGCACAGAACGACACAGTTTAACCGAAATTTTGCAAGGTTGCTCGATGAAAAAGACATTGCTCCAAAGCAGATAGCAGAAGCGACAGGTATTCCGCTTGGAAATATCTATCATTATCGTAACGGTGGCAATCCGCCTGTTGTTCCGAGAGCAGATACGCTACTGCGATTGGCAAGGGTCTTAGGTGTAACTATGGACGAACTTTATGGGGGTGAAGAACAGTAATGAATCCGTGCGAATTAGGTTATGTACTTCTCGGAGTATTTGTACTGATGGCTTGTGTCGTGGTTGCAGTTTCCTATTACGAAGGTTATCACGATGGCCTTGACGATAAAGAAGGGAGAAATAAGCGCAAATGATAAAATGGTTACTCTTCTATCTTCTTATCGGAATGCTCGAAGCGGTGGTGGGTCTTGACGGACTGATTGATGAACATATTTTAGGCTTTATCGGATATACAATTTTCTGGTTGCCTACAAATATCTGGTTCGCAATACAAGTTCTGCTTCATCCCGGCGAGAATATCCTTGATGAATGGGGCGATTACGATGATTGACGGAGTTGAGATTATTACTGTCGGAACTACCACTACTCCATTCGGAACGCTTATTGCATCTATTATCGTATTGGCGATTCTTGTAATGGCGTTCTGCGTGGTCGGATGGCTTGCGAAGCGTAGGGGCGATATAGCCCTTGCGCTGGTCATGTGTATCGCTGTATTGATTGTTACATTCAATCCGATAATGGAGTTATTCACATACAAGAGATACGTGGTCAAGGTCTCAGACTCCGTAACGATTGCGGAACTGACAAAGGACTACGAGATAATGGAGCAGAACAAAGATGGCACACTGGTCATAAGGGAGAAACGAAGTAATGGCAAGTCTTGATATGAGTAAAGGGTCGGACGGATTTAACATGATGGGGGATGTGTTCGCATTTCTCAAGAAGTACGGAACTCCTGAGAAGTCAGATGATTATTGGAGAACGGTGGTCGCAGAGCATCAGAAACTTTGCGATAAGTATAAGGGCAACGAGACCGTTCAGCACTTGCTCATTAACATTATGACCGGGGTCTTATCGCATCTTGAATCAGAGGTGACGGAATGGAAGGAATGACAAACAGGGAACTGGCTGACTACTGTACAGCACATTGGGCTCCGCTCAGATTTTTATGCGGAGACTGTAAATACAGGAACAACATCTGTCGAGTTTTCCGTAAGAAGTACGGAGGGGACTCTCCGTATATGCTGCATGTGCGGTTTCCACAGATTTACACGGACGAAGAAATTCCGAATCAGGGGACACCAATGAAACTGAGACAGATCAATATGAAAGCGACAGGTGAACGTATTCAGCAGTTGAGGAAGTACAATGGTCTTACTGCCGGACAGGTCACGGATGCGCTCGGAATCAGCCGTTCCGCATATTATCGCTGGGTGTGGGGCGACTCTCTTCCAACAGTAGACAACCTTGTGATGCTCTCTGATATTTTTGGAGTCAAGATTGATGACATAATCGTTGCGGAATAGGGGGTGGTCTTATGGAAATTATTTATCGTGGCGTGATTCCAAAGGTGCCAAAGTATGAAATCGAGTGTCATACTTGTAAGTCACGTATGCTCTGCACAAAGGACGAACTGCCGATAGCCGGAAGTCAGTACAACATAAGTTATTACTCTTACGTTTGCCCTGTTTGTGGCACGAAGAACTATATTGATGAAATTGATCTCGAAAAAAAGAAGGTACTTGGCTGATGAATGAGAATGAACGCTGTATAAACTGCCGTTTTTGCCGGAAACTCAAAGAACTTGTGAACGGCACATGGGTCATAAAGTCGTGCTGTACGTTTTTTCCAGAAACCGAGCCGGACAATGGATATGGCGCTTTTGCCATTGTAGTTGACAAAGACAGAGACAGATGTGAGTGCTATTCTCCGAGAGAAGAAGCCACAAAGAAACTTGTCACTGGTGGCATTGAAGATGTTATTGCGGAACTCAAGGACTTGACGCAAATGCACTCAATCGTATGTAGTCCGATAGTCAGGAAGATCTTGGAAGATGCAATTCCAAAATCGATGTCTAGCAATGCACTGTTTTTCAGCACTCCGCTATTAAATAATACTGATTCAATTTATGTTTTTGACGGTGATATTTCAGACCCAAGTAGTTATCTTTTGCCGACAAAGATTCCGATGACATTTGGAGAAGAGACGGAAGTATGAAATTTATATTATGGCTAATCATAAGCTGCATGGGGGTCTTTAATCCGTGTGAAGTCGAGGATGCACCAGACCCATTTAATGACGGATATACGATTGTAGAAGATGCGCCTAATCCGTATGAAGATGAATGGATAGTCGAGGACGCTCCTGACCCATTTGCTGATGAATGGATAATAGAAGATGCGGATGACCCATTTGAAGATGTTTGGATTATCGAAGATGCAGATGATCCGTTTGAGTGAGGTAGAATATGAAGTCGTCATGGAACGAGAAATTGTCCGAGGAAGAATACGAAGCCATGATAGCAAAAATGACGAGTGACGCAAAGGGTCTTACGCTTGAAGCGTGGTCGCAGGCTGACTCCGGCACTTCTTATCTCAAATTTGCCAATAGGGAGTTTAAAGAAGGAAATATAAAAGAAGCGATTGAGGATTGTGCAAAGGCGCATTATTTTCTTGAGTCTGCATTAAGGCTTATGTCTGGTGCAAGCGATTTGGGTAAAGCATTGAAGGAGAAAGTGAGTGACAAGTAGGCAACAGTCAATCTATCGTGCGGCTCACGGCTTATGTACACGTTGCGGAAAGCCTAACGACAGGGAAGGGTACTCTTCATGCTCCGTATGCGCTGAGAAAGCCATGAACCGATATAGAAAGCGTAGGGAAGGTCGGATATGCGTTGACTGTAAAAAGCCATTGGGCGGAAAGACAATCCGATGCCCTGAGTGCAATTCCCGAAGAAATGAATGGTGTCGGAAACAATATTGGGATTGCATTAACAATCATATCTGCACCAAGTGTCAGAAGTACACGGCAGTCCCCGGAAAGACTAAATGTGAGGTGTGTCTTGCCAAAGAAGCAAACAGAGCAGACCGAAAGCGCAGAAAGACGAGCAAAGCGTGAAAGATATATTTTCAGAAGGTCGAACGGACTATGCGTTGATTGCGGAGAAGAAGCCGTAGAAAATAGGTGCAGATGTTCCGAGTGCGCTGAACGGAACAAAGATACCCTCAAGGATGAATATTGGTTTTTCGTCAAAATGGGAATCTGCACTAAGTGCGGAAAATATACGGCTGCTCCCGGCAGAAGAAAATGCGAGGTATGTCTTGCAAAGGATGCAGAGAGCCATATGAAAAGGCGTGAAGCCAAAGGCAACGGCAATTCCAATCATAAGGATTATCTAAAGCGCAGGCGAGAAGAAGCGAAGAAGAACGGCATATGCAGGTCTTGTCTAAAGCGGAAAGCAATGCCAGGGTGGTCTATGTGTCATGAGTGCGCTTCTAAAAATCGCAGAAAGCTGAGAGAGTTGCACAGGGAACAAGGACACGTTACATATACCGAAGCAGTTGAGAACGGACTTTGTACTTGCTGTAGGCATGAACGATCAACGCACGGAAAGTTATGTGACGCTTGCTATGAGAAGTCGCTGATAAAACTTGAAAAGGCAATGCAGTCAAAAAAGACGCTTGAATACCGTGAACGTATGCGTAGGGAAAATGAAGCTATCTTTGCGCTGAACAGAGCATCGAGAAACAGGCGCACACGCTCTCAGAACGGCACGATGGTCTTAAATAGCAAATAGTCCGCACAACAAAGAAAATCCCCTAGAAAGTCTTATATGGCTCTCTAGGGGTGTTTTAAATTTGGCACGGTGGTCTTAAACGAACTGTCTCCAATAGTAACTCTGGTGGTCTTTCATAATCTTGAGGATTGTGTCTGTTCCGTACCATTTGCCCTTGTAATATGCCTGTCCTTCGATGTTTGCGGCATCCACGTCCCATCTTGCGTTGGAAATGGCTTCGATGTCTGTCCAGTCAATCGGTTTTTTGATTCGGAATTTTCTCTCGCTTACTTCTGGCTCGATGGACTTCCATTCAATTTGATACCAGTTCGGTGTCTGATAAACGATGTAGCCTGTTCTATCTCCACCAACGTCAAGCACGGTAAAACTTCTGTAGATTTCTTTTTTCATGGTACTTCTCTCCTTTTCTTTTTGGCACGGGGGTCTTACTTGATCTCCTTTAAAGTGTCATCGCATTAAGCCTTTCCTGAATTTCACGGAGCCTCGGGGTAAGCGGTGGAAGCGGACGAAACTCGTAACCGTTGCGCTCTATTTTTATCTGGCAGCTTCCGGATTCTCCGTTATAGGCATCGGTGTAACTGAATTTTACGATGTGGAAATCGCCCTCATCGTAATGGTCGGTAATCTCGATGTTTTCTGCCCGATGCTCGCAGGTCGAAGCTCTGATGAATAAGTCTTTCTTGTATCTTGCGATTGCGTTCTCAAGCGATATGCCCTCGATATATATTTTGTGGTCGGCTACTTTGAATTTGAACATAGCTTTTTCTCCCTTCTTAAACTGGCACGGGGGTCTTAGAAAAATTTAATCTTTTCTTCGTCTGAAATCCGGCACTCAATAATGTCGGACGGTTGGCAACGCAGGATACAACACAGTGAGTTCAGAGTGTCCGTGTTAATGGTCTTTCCTGCCTTAATATTGGCAAGGGTCTGCGTTCCCATGATACCTTCGTTTTTCAGTCGGTACGATGACCAACCATGCTTTTTCAATTCTGCAACAACGTCAATCTTAAAGTAAATCATTTTTGCGATACTCCTTATCTCTTTTAATTGATACATTCATTGTATCATTGTGCCTTGAATCTTGCAACTTGTTTCCGATAAAACTATCTAATTTTGGCACGGTGGTCTTTAGTTTCTGCTATGCGTCCTCAGATACTCGTCATACGCTTCTTCGATGCCGGAATCGCTCGTCCAATCAAGTTCGATGTATGCTACTGGCGCACCATCTCCGTCAAGGATCGCATAGACCTTCATGTCGGTAAAGCCGGAATACTTGTGTCTCACTTCGTCCGCATAGCGCACATTTCCGCTAATCCATCTGTCTTCTAATTCCCTTACTTCCTCAGAATTGCTATCGAGAATCCTGAAATGCTCATACACATTATTCATTTTGCTATCTCCTTTCGCTTTGCGCTGATACTTTGCTCAAAACGTGGCAAGCATTGAATCTTGCCACACGTTCAACAACTATCGGCACGGTGGTCTTAATCCTGCTCGGACTCCCATATGTCAATGATATAGGGGCTATCCCAATGGCACGGCATTCCGATATAGTTTGTCACTGCGTTGCGGAATTTTCTGCCGTTCGGTATCAACTCCGTAATAACGCAAGTTCCGTCTGTTCTCGGATAACGGACTTCCTGATGAAAACCTATGCCCTTCGGGGTCTTGCCCTCAAGGAATCGCTTTGCCTGCTTCTTGATTTTTCTATATTTCATAGTATTTCTCCTTTCAAAACGGCACGGGGGTCTTAATCACTCTCCAAACTGGCACGGGGGTCTCATAAAACCGGCACGGTGGTCTTAGATTTTCTTCACTGAAATTTGGCACTGGGGTCTTAGAATTGGCACGGGGGTCTCATGCGTTATTCCGTATCAACTTTCATGTAGGCTTTGATTGCCTTGATTGCGTCCATTTCCATTCCGGCATCGGCAGCTATGCACTTCTTAATCAGGGCGCGGAGTCTGTGCTTGCTGAGATTGACAAATGCTTTCAGGAATGGCATTGACGCTCTGCCTGTTCCGATATACCAGTGAATTGTATCATTTGCTACCTTGGCAACGTAAGCGGCTCTCTGGCTTGTCTCTTCGCTGTATCTAAAGTCAAGGCTTATCAGATACAGATTGTAAAGCTGATCGTCAATACTCTTGGCTGACACTACGATTTCTTTTTTCATGGTCGCTTTATCTCCCTTCTTAGTATAGCATGGTTTCCGGCAATTGCCACTTTTTAGGTCGCTCTTTTGCCTGTGTAAGTGGCTTTTGCCCGGTCGCTGAATATCCGTACTGCACTATACACATATGGTCGCTCATTGCCCTGTGTAGGGCCTCGCACGTCCGCACGTATAAGGGCGCTCTTCCCTCTGTGTAGGACTCTCCGGCACGGTCAATTTTCGGCTCGGATGTCCCAGGCGGATGACTGGCAATATTCAGCTATGGCCATGCAGGTGGCTTGCTCACCTATGACGGCTCTGATCCGTACATGGTCGCCGGGTCTCTGTATCCGGCAATGTGGAAACTGTGGAAAACTCGCTGACGGTCTCCGGCTCGGTCTGGGTGTCGCTCGGTGGCTGTTTCCGTCCCTGATTGGCTGTACTGGTTGCGGTCTCGGTCTCTTCCTGACGTTCTGACGGTCTCGGAGTCGGTGACGGTCTCCGGCTTCACTTGCCTTTGTAGGTGCCGACGGTCTCCGGCGCTTTATTTGGCTTTTTAAGGTGGTTTTATAGTTGGCTATATAGAAATACCCTTTTAGCGTTTCCGGCTGTCTATGGGCGTTCTATGGCTTTATACTCTGCTTTCCGCTCTCCGGCTGCCTGTCTCCTTTCGTTTTCTGCTTGCCTTTGTAGGCTCTTATTTGCTTCTATATCGGGCTTTTGCCATATTGCCCTATATTGGATTTGCACCAATTAGAAAACTGCCTTATATGGCTTTATATTGCTTTCTAGCACTCTGCAAGGGCTTTTCTGATCGTGTCGGGATGCGGTTCTTAAAATGTCGGGCTTAATCGGTCAACTCTTCCACCGAAAAGAAAACACAGTTATTTGCTTCTGCGATATAGTAACAAGTCCAAAATTCCGGCTCGGTCTCCGAAAATAAAACCGTTTCAAAGTCGATGCTGATTGCGTCAACGCTTGCGGTCAGTAACCACTTTTTAATATTTTTTCTCATGGCTTTTACTCTCCTTTGCTGTATCGCTCTAAATGGCTTTTATAGGCTTTTAGCCTTATTGCCCGTTGTAGGGCTTGCGCCTACTATAAAACCCTCTGTAAAGGCTTTATAACACTTTGTACGGGCTTTTGTGCGGTGTCCTGGCTTTAGTCGTCAAGGCTTGCATAATATATCTTCTTTCCGTTGTGCGGTAGTTCCTGACACAACTTCCTGAAATCTGTTATTTGGCTGTCATATGTCATATGCGCAAATGATCCGTTTATAAAGGTTACGGCTGTTAATTGCGGCGTGTCGTACTTTGCGGAATGATGACAAATAAAAACTGTTTGGTATCCGTTCCGCTGTTCCGATATGGAGTAAAAATAATCAATTGAACCGTCAAGTAATGCGCTGTAAAGGCTTTTTAAATCGCTCTCGTTGCGTTCCTCTTTCCGGTCTTCCGCTTTTCGCTGGCTTGCGTTGCCTTTAAAAATAATTAAGGGGTCTATCTTTTCAAGCTGTAAAAAGTTGTCTGTTTCCGGCGTGTTATCGCTTAACTCGTACTCGGTCAACGTCTCCGGCGTTAATGGCTCGGAGTAGGTGACACGGCTCCATGCCTTACAAAATGCAAATTGCTGACGTTCTGAAAAGTTTTCAATGTCCAGTAGGTTTTTAGTCGGGATCGTTCCGGGGGCGGCTGGTCTCCGTGTGCAGTAGTAAATATATTTCTCGTTCATTGCTTCTACTCCTTTTTAATGCCTTGTTAATGCTTCTACAAAAGCCATAGATTTATATTTTCTATGGCTTTAATCTAAACATTAAGCGGTGCAGGCTTACGGCGTAAAAATTACAACTCTAAATCCCTCTTTGATTAATCCGTTTACATGGCTTTCGAATCGTTCCGGGGTCATGCTCCAATGCAAAATATTTGGTCTTATCATTTCGGGATTATCGAAGTAAAACTTGCCATTGCTGTATCGGAAAACAGTTGGGGCAAAATCTTTATTGCGCTTTCCGTCGCTCTCTATTCTGATTTCGTGCCCGGCTTTCATAATTTCGGTAAAGGTGTATTTTTTCATGCAAACATCACTCCCGCCTTATAAAGTATGCTGTACTTCCTCGCCTTTTTAGGGCTGTAAAGAATACAATATGTCGTGCTCTTGGCTGTAACAATGTTATTCTGCCAGTCATTTCTTTTAAGGTCTGAAACGGCTTTTCGGGCTTCTTTCGGCGTGACTCCGTACATGGTCAAGCGCTTTATTGCGTCCGCCTTATTAAGATTCAAAATTGCTGTACATTTCATTTATATTTTCCTCACTTTCCTTTGCTTGTCTGCTGCTTCCGGCTTCTAGCTTTCCGGCTGTCTGATCGGCGGCGGCGCTTGGCTCGTCTCCGGTCGGCGTTTGCTTTTGTTGCTCTAGCCTTTATTATTGCCAATATTGTTTACCCGTTTCTATTCTCGGCAATACTGGCAATTTATAAGGGTTAGAAAATGCTTTCGTTATTCTCCGAAGATACCCGGAAAACGTCTTTCAATCTCTGCGGAGTTATCGCTTGTGAAGTCTCCGATTGCCTTTTTGTTACTGTCAAAAAGGTTTCCTCGATAAAGTCCCTCGTTTGGGTAAAATGAAACGTTTACAAATGCAATTTCTTTTCGTGCTTCTCTTCCGCTCTTATACCAATAATCAATTTTAAACATGTTTTGCGCTCCCTTCTTAAATATAAGTTGCTTTCAAAAATGGGATGCTTGGAAATATATCATTAAGTGCCCATAAATTAGTAAATTCTTCTTTTTTCTTATTAAGTGCGGTTTCCATTGCTTCATATTCTGCGATAATTTCCGCTCTTGCTTCGATTGCCTTACGTGTGAAGGCTTCGATTTCTTCCGGCTTCATTGTGTCGGGTGCTGTTGCGTTTTCTATTGCTTCGGGTGTCCAGTCATATACAAGCGTTGTATCGTAACTTACAAAGTCAATTCCGATTTGTGCGCCGTGGCTGTTTTCCCAGATTTTCACGCCTTCCGGCAATACGTTTTTTAGTGCTTCTTTTGTCCGCTTGTAGTGCAGGGGCTTCCCGTACTTCTTCGGGTCTTCCCTGATCGCTTCAAGCACGGCGGCGGCGGTTGCGTTTACTTCGCACTCTTCGACAACTTTCACGATTCTGTAAAGTGTTTTCGCTTCTTCTCGGTGCTTGGCTTCTTCCGCTCTGCTGTTCTCAAGGTAGGCTTTAAAATCCGGCTCGGCGTTCTTCTTTGCCTTGAGGTCTCTAAGATTCATATTGTCAAGTTTGTTGTTGCGTTCCTTTTTCAGTTCGTCCGCTTTTGCTTCTTCTGCTTTTGCGGTCTGTCTGAGTTCGTGCGCTTTTGCACTGTATCCGTCAATGATTCTTTTAATATCGGCTTTATTCATTTTGCACTCCCTTCTATGAATTGTCTTTTGTTTCGTCCTCTGCATTTGTACGGGCTTGGAACCGTCCCCGGCTGCATTACGGGAGACTTTTTTCAGTCTCCGCAAAATATTTCTTCCTGTCTGTACTGCTCAACTTCTTTCACTGTTTCCGCTATGCTTTCGTAGCCTCTGCCGTAGGTGTTCAACCACTTTTTAAGCTGTGCGCTTGTGGCTCTGTAATTGCCTAGCTCAAGGCTTTTTATATTCTCGTTTGCGAGTTCTTCGAGGGCTTGCCAAACAATAGATGTTGTTTTTCTTCGGCGGCTGTACATTGTTTCGGAGATATAACGTGTATGGTGAACAGTAATATCAAGCAAGTGATTAAGATAGGATTCATTTATTTTGTTGTTTGCCATTAAAAAGTAGCTGTTCATTGCTTCGAAAGTGATTTCCTGTTTTGTTTTCATGGTCTCAACTCCTTTTCTTTTCTCTGATCGTCTCCGGCGTTTATGCTGTTTCGTGTGCCTTGTCAATACTTGCCGTTATGGCAAGGTAGGCAAGGAAAAATAAAATGTACATTGTCATTTGTTTTTTGCCCTCTCTTATAGTCTCAACTATGACTAGATAACTTCTAGCCATGACCAAAACTATAAATTTGGCTTGTTCGGCTTCTGCTCCGTTCCGTCCCTTTGCTTGGTGCGCTCTATGCGTTCACTTCTCCGCTGGGTCTCGTTAATCGAGTTTCATTTCCTACGGTGGGCATACATTAAATTTTCAAGGTGTCGGGCGGCTCTCGGTCTGTCCGCCTTGCTCGGTGGCTTTCGGGCTTTGGTTGGCTCTCTTTTAAGTTGCCTTTATTGTATCATTGTAATGATATACTGTCAATAGTAAATATGTCTGTTTAATGATATTTTATACTTTGTTTAGAATTTGCTTTACTTCCTTATTTATATATCTTTTAAAGTGTACGATTTACAACGTCTTAAAAGCCTTTTAGGGTCTCCGACAATATGAGATGATATTCTATATGGCTGTGCGGTCTCCGTGCCTTGTATGGGCTTGTATGCGCTTGTACGGCGTTCTATGGCTTGCTGTCTCCGTCCCGATAGCCTTATATAGTCCGCTGATTGTCTCCGGCTGTATCGGGCGCAGATTCTTCCCGGCTTGCTTTCCGTACTGGGTGCAGATTCTTCCCGGCTTGCGTCAGGGGCTTTTTATATGGCTTGTTTTCCGGCTGTGATACTCTCCCAGGCTTTCCGGCTATCCGTGGCTGTAAATGGCTTTTAACGCTTTCGGGGGTCTCCCTGGCTTCACTGGCTTGCGTTCCGTCCCGGTCTCCGTCCTAGCTGATGACGGTTTTATATTCGGCTCGGATCGCTTGAAAAGTCCGCTGTATGGTCTGTTAGAGTCCGCTCTAGCTGTCCAGCGTTCCGGCGTGGTCTCCGATGACGGTTTAAAATTTCGCTGTCGTGCTGCCTTGCCTTTTCTGATCGGCGCAAGGTCTCAGGCCGTGTTCCGTGCTGTATGGTCTCGGACAGAAAGAAGCTGATTAAAAAATCTTGTCCAGTGTTCCCGGTTCGGGATCGTCTCAAGGTCTCCGACAAAATGCGCTTGGATGGTCCTTGACGTTTTCCGGCTGGTTCTCGGTCCTTGTCTCCGTCCGCATGGATTCAGGGCACAAAACTCCGTATAATGTCGGCTGTATGGATATAGTATTTTTGACGAACTTTTGTATAAATGATTGATTTTAAAATACTATGTATTTTATATTTGGCTTGTTTTACGGATATGACAAGGAAAGAAGTATAAAAGGATTTGTATTATATGGCTGATGATATAAGAGCGTTAGTATTTACGGATTCCGAAAACAAAGAACAGTTAAATGATATTAGGCTAGTATGTGAAGATATAATACAAAACTGTTTGTATGAATTGGGTTATAAGGATTTTAATTATATAAGACCATTACAATGGAATTATATTCTCATGGAAATACAAAGAATTATATTTAAAAATAACCCTTTAATCCTCCATGTAAACGATAGAATAAATAATCAATACGATTATAAAAAAGTATTAGCTATATATTATTTATTTAAATCTCTATCTAGTAAATACAATCAGGAAATAAATAGAAATAGATTTTTATATTTTACTGGTATTGATTCGGAAACATTATATAACTGGGAAAAAGCTAAATCTAGCGGATTCGGATTAGCTGAAATAATCCGTCGAGATTCCGAACAAAGTATGTCGGAGATGTTAGGCGACAAGGGCGTAAACGCTTTGGGAACTATTGCCAAGCTGAACCACTATTTCGGATGGCGCGAGGATGGAAACCGCACACAAAACATAAATATTAGCGTTTCGGAGTCTCCAAAAGTCATAGCAGATCGTTACAAGGCAGCGTTGACAGACTCGCAATTATCAGACAATAGCGGACAAAATGAGGACTAAAAGCCTTTTAAATTGTGTATCAATTCCAAACAATAGCCAATGCCAAAAAAGCCCGTATTTATGCGGTTTTTCAGCGTTCCTGTTTTCCCATCTTTTCGCAAAACTTTTGTTTAACGAAAAGATAAAGTGAATTGTGTATGATTGGCAAACAATTAAAACGCTTTTCGGCGTTTTCCCTGGCCGTTTCCGTCCTGCTGACGTTGGCGGGGTTCCTGCCATGCAATGGCCGCGCCGGGTGAACCCCTCAAGTTCCGAAAATGCCAAAAACGGATATTATATAATAATATATATACTACTCATTCTTCTCCATTTGATTAATGGGATATGTAGCTTATATATTAAATAATCTTTGGATATAGGTATTGGTGTTATATATAAACATATTAATCCCAATCATAGTTATTGGATTGAAGATATATTATTTAATCTTTGAATACGGAGTAATGGTATATAAATATAATCCCCATAATTGCTGATATATAAATATATATTATTACTCGATTTCTACTAGGTGGTTAATTAATGGCTGATAAAAACAGTTTTCTTGATAAATGTCTCTCGATACATTCTCTCCTGCTACAGCATGGAATTGATAGTGGGATTTGTTTTAAGCAGAATGAGTCGGAGTGCTTTATAACGGTTAATGGCAAGAGCAAGAGATACACTTCGGACGATGACATAGACATTGATACGGAGTTCTCGGCTCTTGAAAAATTTTAAAAAATCAAAAAAGGCAGTTGTTTATGTGCGGAGTTAATTTTTCTCGTCTGACCGATAAAGACACGAATATGACCGAGGATGAAGTCATTGAACTTGTCAACGCTTGCAGAGTCATGTCACTTGCTTACCGGAATTATCCGTGGTTCAGGGTTGCGATTCAGGACTCAATCATCAGTGCGCTTCGGGAAATTGACGAGGGCTTTTCACCGTCACACTATCAGACGGCAAGAAGGATTGCAGAAAGGGTATTCGACATTGAGTGAGTTCGAAGGACGATTTACGGATCATGCAGAGATTTACCAGACTTGCAGAGATGATGATTGCGGAGTGATTAAGGACTCCGGTCAGAGACAGGAATTTGAGACAGGTGCGGTGAGGGATATTACTCCCGGAAAGGGGATGCCCCACTTAATGCCGCTTGGTATCGTTTCTTGGATTGTCAATGACGATGACTTCTTTGTTTGCGACCCTGTTCTCATGGCACTCGATGATTTTCTCAGGACAGGTCGTGTGACGGACTTGGGGAGAGCAATCAAGCACTTCTGCCGGAAGAGAGACATATCCGTGCCAATGATGATGATTGAGGTCTCCAAGCACTTTGAGAACGGAGCAGCCAAGTACGGAGTTGACAACTGGAAGAAGGGAATACCGGAATCAAGTTATGTTGACTCGGCGGTACGGCATTATCTCAAGTGGCTCGATGGTTGGACGGATGAACCGCATGACAGGGCTTTCGTTTGGAACTGCATTTGCCTTTGGTGGACTCGTGAAAATATCACGGAGAAGGAAGGTGCTGCGGAATGGTCATTCAACGTATGATGTGTGACGACTGCGGTGGTGGCGAGATGATATTTGCCGGAAAGACACTTAATGCCGGAACCAAACCACTCTATGTACACAAGTGCAATAAGTGCGGAGAGCTTGGCGTGTTCTCTCACAAATATCCGGTCAACTACGAGGAACGGAACGATGATGACACCGATTGAGACTTACAAGATGGCTCTTGTGACAATGAGCCATGAAGAGTTGATTGAGTACACTGCTATCCTTCTTCGGAGTCTTGATAAACTATCTATCGAGGTGCTAAATGACATTAGCGGAAATTCAAAAACAGATAAACGAACGGTCGATTGAGATAGCGCATATCCTTTCAAGGGGCATGGACTGCGAACTTCGGAAGGACTCTTCGGGAGTGAAGATCATCGAAGTCAAAAAAACCATAGTGAAAAATTAATATGATATTGGCGCATCCGTAGTGTGGGTGTTGCAACAGCGTTGGTGGCTATTTCAAGAATGGAGTAGCCACTTTTTTATGCCGGAACTTGAACTTACAGAGCGACAACAGACTGCGCTAATCATCAAACAGTATATTGAGCAGAACGGAGTTGACGAGACTGCGCTTGAAGATATGCTCGGACTCTGCTATCAAGCCGAAGAAGCCGGAGAAGTTGACGTTGACTTTGAGCATCGTGACTGGTGGATGGGAATATGCAAGTACATTCGCACAAAGGCAATGTACAAGAACATTGAGACTTCCGAGACCGTCTACGGGCAGTACTACGAGAAGTTCCTTTTGTTCGAGAGCAAATATCTGTTTCTCAGCTTCATTCTCTACATGGAGAAGAACAGGCCATACGAGAAACGCTTCTATGAGCCGAGAAGAATGACGCTCCATGTGGTCGTGCAAGACCTTCAAGACCTTGAGGACGGAAAGTACACGTTTTATGGATTGTCGATGCCCCCTCGTGTCGGCAAGAGTACAATCTGCATCTTCTTTCTCGCATGGGTCATGTGCAAGAGACCTGATTCGCATAATGCGATGGGCGGTCACTCCGGCATACTCGCTAAAGGATTCTACAAGGAACTGCTCAATCTCATTACGTCCGAGGAATATTGCTTCTCGGAACTGTATGAACGGATGCATCCTGGCAAAACAATGCTCCGTGATAAATCCTCTGACGAGTTCACAATCACTCTTGGGTCGCCCGATAGGTTCAGTACGGCTTGTTGCCGAGGAATTGATGGCACTTGGACGGGTGCGGTAGATATTTCGTTTGACGGTTATCTCTATGTCGATGACTTGATCCGTGACAGAGAACACTCCCTCTCTCCTACCCGAATGGAGAACACGTATCAGGAAATGCTGAACAAGATGTTTGACCGTCTGAACGATGGAGCAAGGGTCTTGATGGTCGGAACACTCTGGTCGGTGCTTGACCCTCTTGAGCGAATGAGGTTGCAGTACGGAGACAGACCTGATTACTTCTTCCGGCGTATTCCTGCGCTTGACCCAATAACCGATGAATCTAACTTTTCCTACGAGTACAACGGTTTCTCGACTCAGTATTACCGTGAGATGCGTGAGCGACTTGATAAACCAGAGTGGTTTGCAAAGTATATACAAGCACCGTTTGTCAGAGAAGGTCTGCTATTCCCGGCTGATGAACTCCGATACTTTAACGGCATACTTCCCGAAGGTGATTCAAGGATCGTTGCAGTCGTTGACGTTGCTTTTGGTGGCGGCGACTCGCTGTCAATGCCTATCGGACGAGAGTATGAGAACGGTGACGTTTACATCTTCGATTGGGTGTTCAGCAAGGGGGCAAAGGAAATCACGATTCCCCGTGTGGTCGGAAAAATCATTGCGAATGAAATCCGTGTCATGCGGTTCGAGGGCAACGCAGGTGGTGATATGTACTGCCAGTATGTCGATGACGAACTCCACAATCAGGGCTGGAAATGTTCGTGTACGGCAAAACGTGCGCCGAACAATATGGACAAGATGGCGAAGATCAATGCTTATGCCGGAGACATTAAGCGGAACTTCATTTTCCTTGACGAACACAGACGGACTTCCGAGGAAAAAGCCGAGGACAAACGTCTTGGAATCACACGATACGAACGGTCAGCCGAGTACGAAGAAGCCATGCAAGAGGTCTGTATGTTCGTTACGGTTGGTAAGAACACACACGATGACGGAGTTGACAGTCTCACGCAGCTTGCAATGTTTGTTGAGAACCCGTACACGACAAAGACGACAATTACGAGAGGTGGCAGATGGTAATAAGCCGTGATACATTGCTACACTACTGCGATTTGATTGACTATATCGCAGATACGAACCGACAAATCGAAAAGACAGCAGATGATATTGAGCGGATAGACCGTAAACTGAAGGCTATCGAGAACGGTGAGAAGGTCACTGATAAGGTTTATGGCGGTGAAGGTGGATGGCAAGGGTTCATCATCGAGGGCATACCGGTTCCTGAATATGACAAGCTAAAGACTGCGCTTCTCACGAAGAGAATCCGTCTGAATGACGAATACAAGCAACTCGCACAGCACCAAATCGAGTTATGTGAACAACGAGCGGAGGTACAGAGATTCCTTCGGAGCATCACTGATCCGCACATTAAGCGGATTATCACGTATCGGTGCATAGACCAACTCTCATGGTCGGAAGTCGCATCAAAAATGGGTGGCGGCAATACCGAGGACGGAGTAAAACAGGCTTTCTGGCGGTTCTGCAAGGGCAAAGTCTTATAAAATCAACGAGAAAATGAAAGTTGTCACAAATGTCACGGAGTTTTGTGCTACTTTTAGACTGACCAAATTTGAAAATAACAACGGCACCTATGGCTAAGCCCCGTAGGTGCCTTTTTGATTGCAGTTATGGACTTAGATTATCGGATCATCAAGTGTCCACGTTGCCGGAAAGTGCTTGGCAAAGTCGAGACACACTCAGAGACAATACACAGGGTCGATTGTAACGACTGCCGGATAACGCTGACTTACAACGCTGAAAAGACATTATCCGTCACTCCGATACGTCCTGTTTTTACTTCTAGCGGAAAGAGGTTTCACTGATGAAGTTGGGCGAGATGACAGGCCGCCGTGTGATTTATACGGACGAGACCGTGATAAACAAATCGAATATCGCAAAGGTATTACAGGATGCCTACATGAAGCATCTCGTCAATTCCGGTGAGTGCGATGAACTGCTCAGATTTGAAGCCGGAATACAGCCACTTCCGCAGAAGAAACTTACACGGACTGACATTGACGCACAGGTTGTAGACAATGTTGCCAATGAAATCACGGAGTTCAAGTGCGCTTTCGTTTGGGGCAATACCGTGACATTGGTTCAGCGTGGCGAGACTGACACCGGAAGTGACAACAAGAACGAGAACAAGGGCATTGCACTCCTTAACGAGATGTATTCTTCGGAGTTCAACGGCAAGAAGCAACAGGAACTTGCACGGTTCGTTGAGATTTGCGGAGTAGGATATACGTTTATTGACGTTAATACTCATTGGCGTAAGGGCAGGTCGTACTTCACCTATGATGTTCTTGACCCACGGTTCACATTTGTTGTTCGCTCAAGCAGACTTGGACACCGTATCATGCTTGGAGTCACATACTCGATGGACTCCAAAATGAATCTTCACTTTACTTGCTTCACGGAAGATGCCCGATATGAGATTGACGGAATTGGTGGTGTTGTGCAGAACGGCACTCCGACAGCGAACGGTATTTCGTGGCAGGAGCGTGACCGAAGCGGTGAGACAAATCCGCTTGGCCTGATTCCGATAATCGAGTGGAAACGTGCGGCTGACTACATGGGATGCTTCGAGCGCCAACTTGACGAACTTGACAATCTGAACCAGATGGTCTCCGACTTGTCTAACGGAGTCCGGCAGAACGTCAACTCGATATGGTGGGCGAACAACGTAGACTTCCCCGAAGAAGTTGTCGTTGACAAGGACGGCAACGAGCAGACCGTTCCGGCGCATCCGAACAGTGGAGATTGGCTTGAGACCAATACTTCGAGGGACGGAAAAGACCCGAAGGTTGCTCCACTTGTAGCGGATTACGACTACGAAGGTCAGTTGAATAACATCCTTGCACGGAGACAGTTGATCTTGCAGAAATGCCATGTGCCGCAGAGAGGTGAGTCCTCAAATGCTACTGGCATTGCCGTGTCTGGTGCGACAGGTTGGGATGCGGCAGAGTCCGATGCGGCAAAGGAAGAACTCTTCATCGAGAGTGCCAAGATGCAAGAGGTCGAGGTTGTTCTGAGCGCAATTGATTGTTCGGAATGTCCGGCTGACAGCCCTGTGCGGACACTGACCTACATGGACGTTAAGCCGTCAATCAGACGGAGCAAGAACTATGACCTCGTGAGCAAGGCAAACTTTTTTGCGACACTTGTGAGCCACGGCATACATCCGAGACCTGTAATTCAGCAGATGAATACCTTCGGAGACCCGGAGCAGGTCTATCTCGACTCAAAGCCGTATCTTGACAGGTACTTTGAAGCTACTTTCTCGAAGAACGAATCGTCCGGTGACGCTTACAACGGTTACGGCTTCTATCAGCATCATACATCCGGCACTGGCGAGGGTGGTTCGGGTGAAAAAGCACCGAACGCTGACAGAAGCGGTCAGGATGAATCAGACCAGACGAAGAACAGTCCGAACCTGAAGGGGTGATTGAATGTCAGTCTTGACTTTTGACGAACTCAATCAACTCGGACTCAAGCGAAGGTCTGAACCGATAGATGAATATTACGAACCGATGGGAATATCCCGTCAGCAGAAACGAAAGCGCATTGACACGGCTGAAAAATACCGGGATGCGCTTTTAGTTTATATGCGGTTCGTTGATGAATACGGTAACGAATACGGTGAGATTTCCAATCCGGTTGCGCTGAAACTGCTCCACGATGAAATCTTGGAAGTCGTTGAGGATGCCGTATATGTGACTGCCGTTTGGGAAGATTACGTCAACCGTAGGTCGGAGCAGATACATGAATCAACGCTCCGTAACAAAGAAAAATCCCCTTACTTTCTATCCGAGGATAGGGCAACGCATATCGGTGAGGACGAGTCAAATTCGATTTGGAATTATGACGAACTTGACGAAGCACGTACAGCCGGAGCAATGGATAAAACATGGTGTACCGTGGGCGACAACAGGGTACGTGAAACCCATGAGGAAGTCGATGGAGAGACGATTCCCATTGAAGAACTCTTCGTGGTCGGTGGTGTCGAGATGATGATGCCGAGAGACCCCGAAGTGGATGCGCCAGAAGAGACAGATGGTTGTCGGTGTTGGCTTGAATATTCCTGATAGATTGAGCGGACTGCGCTATGCGTGGTCGGCTCTTTTTATATGCCCTAGAGAAAGGGCATTACAAATTTCGCAACGGATCAACAGAGAAGTTGAAAAAACGCAAACTATTGAATCTTACCCACGAAGGGTCGTCCAGAGAAGGACGTAAAAACCGCAGGAGAATGTGTAATGGCAGAAATGACAAATGAAGCTGTCGAGACCGCAGTAGAGACAAATGATACGGCTCAGAACAGCAACGAGAGCGCAGAAACAGAACTCACCATTGAACAGCAGGTTCAGGCTCTTACGGAGCAGAATCAGGCTCTTATGACTGAGATTGCCAAACTCAAAAAGACGAGTGACAAAAATGCGTCCGAAGCGGCGAAGTACAAGCGCCAGTACAGAGAAACGCTTTCGGCACAGGAACAGGCTTCTCAGGATAAGGCTGAAAAAGAAGCGGAGCGACAGGAGCAGTTCGAAAAACTTCTTCGGGAGAACAAGATCAACAAGTACACGCGCCAGTACATGGGTCTTGGCTATTCCGAAGCACAGGCTGAGAAAGCCGCTACTGCAAGGGCTGATGGTGACGAGGACACTCTTTTTAAGATTCAGAGCGAAGTTCAGACACAGATGCTTAACTCCGCAAAAGCCGAGTGGATGCGTACTCGACCGGAAGTAAATGCCGGAACACAGCAGACCGTAACAGCAGAGCAGTTCGCAAAGATGGGAATTACCGAGAGGACAGAACTCAAGCGCAAATCCCCGGAAATTTACGAAAAACTCGCTCATAAGAAATAAATAACATTTTTCACAGCATAAGGAGAAATATTATGCCCGCAACAGTAAACGCTACTATGCTCGCTGACCTCATTGATCCGCAGGTCATCGCAGACTACATCAACGAAAAGTTAATTGACTCTATCAAATTCGCACCCCTTGCAACGATCGACGACTCACTGGTCGGCACGGCTGGTTCGAAACTTACTTTCCCGGCGTACACATATATCGGAGCCGCTGAATCGGTTGCGGAAGGCACTGACATTCCGATTGCAAAACTCGGAACAACTCCGAAGGAAGTCGAGATTTCCAAACTCGGCAAGGCTGTCGAGTTCACAGACGAAGCATGGCTGTCCGGTTACAAGAACAACGTGCCGGAAGAGGCAGCAAAACAGATTCTTCTCGCTATCAACGATGGTGTGGAGAAGAAACTGCTCACATCTATGGACGCTGTAACAACTTATCCCGCTTCTATCGCCGCCGCTACAAATGCCGCTGACGGTATCGCTGATGCCCTTACAAAGTTCGGTGAGGACATTGACGGTGAGAAATTCCTTCTCATCCCAGCATCTTTCTATGCAAGACTCCGCAAGACCGGCTCCTGGATTCCGAACACGGAGATCGGTGCCAACGCTATCATCAGTGGTCGTGTTGGTATGGTTCACGGCTGTGACGTTGTTGTTTCCAACAGACTGAACGCCGTTGTCCATTACACAAAGACATCTGACCAGAGCGTTTCCGCTGGCAAGACATACTACACTCGTGACCTCAAGGGCGAGTACACAGCAGTTGCAACTCCGGTAGCGGCTAACCTCGGCACGTATTACGAGAAATCCACTGGCGACAATGATGTGGCTTACATCGTCAAGCCGGGTGCGCTCCGAATCGTCATGAAGCGTGACACACTTGTTGAGTACGACAGAGACAAGATTGCTCAGACCAACTTCATCATCGGTTCTAAGCTGTTCGCTCCGTATGTATTTGACGAGCGCAAGATCATCAAGATCACTCTGGGAGCGTGATAATACATGAGCATGATGATTCATCGTGCGGTTCTTCGGATGAGGGCAAAGGAAGTTAAGCCAATGCCCTCTCCGGCAGTTAATGAGCCGCCGAAAGAGGAAAAGGTGAAGGAGACTGCTAAACAGCAGACTCGCAAGCGAAAAGCTGAATAAGGCGGTGGTCTTATGTCGGAATTGGTCATTGAGAGTTTTGAAGACTTAAAAAATGCTATTCTGGCTGACCTTGTTGCACAGTTGGAAGATGAACCTGGATATAAAATCGCAGTAGTCGAGTCCAAGCTGAATACGGCTTTCAGAGAAGTGTTGCAGGCACGGACAAAGAACTATCACGGTCAATATCCTAAGTCATATTCTGACGAACGTGCGGCGCAAGACCTTTCTCAATTCTATTCCCATATCTTCAATCTTGCACTCTTTGACTATAACACTATCGGCATTGAGTTTCAGACGAGTTCAACGGAGAATAGTACGACAAGAACGTACAGAGACCGTGACCGTCTATTTAACGGCATTATACCGTTGAGCCGGATAGTGTAGTAGAGCGTGGTTGGAGCGGGACATTATGTGACGTACATAATGCTCTGGGGTACGTATTTTACGTGGGGATAGTCACTATTGCGGGGGTCTTTATAAGTATGTCACCAGAAGCTATGGAGTGGCTTCGCATCGGAATAAGCGTTATATCCGTGGCTTTTGCCGTGTACATGGGATTGCGAGGAAACCGACAAGCCGACTCAAAAGAAATCGAGTCTCGCATACGTTCCGAGACAAAAATGGATGCGAAACTTGATGAAGTTATATCAACAGGGCGTGATACCAGAGATGCAGTCAGAGAACTGAACAAGGAATTACGTCAGCACAACGACAGGATCATATCTGTCGAGAACTCAGTTGAGGGGCTTGCTAAACGGGTAGACATACTTGAGAACAGGCTCAATAACGGGGGTGCTTAAAAATGAACGATTTTATTAAAGCTGCTTTAATTCGTGCAATCAGGACTGTTGCTCAGACAGCAGTTGCCACTATCGGAACTGCCGTAGCAATCGGAGATGTTAATTGGACACTTGTAGCTAGTGCTTCTGCACTCGCAGGTATTCTCAGCATCCTCACGAGCATTGCTACTGGACTGCCGGAAGTGGGGGTGAGTCCGCATGAGGACGGCACTAAAGAATAAGCAGAAACTTAAATATGCGCTCTACCATGAGCGACAGGAAATCTATCAGACAGATGCGGAAGGGAACATTGTTTACACGGAAGTTGACGGTGAACGTGTTCCCGTCCTTGAGGGATATTCAGACCATTTTTACGATGCTCCGATTGATTTTATCGGAAACATCATGCCCGTTGGGTCTGAGTCCTATGCAAGAGGGAATGTGGCTATATACCGTGCTTACGGCATTGATATAAGCGCATATGACGCACTGATACTGATGAACCGTGGCGAACTGCCGATTACGGAATCCTCTCTTATATGGGAGTGGCACGAGCCTAAGACTCGTATCACGGACGATTACTTCATTAGCGATACTGACCATGACGTCATATCCGATGAAGAGTCTGACGGTGTTCAGCCGAGTGCCGGAGATATGGAAGTTTGGGATGAGACTACGGCTGATTGGATCGTAAAGCGTGTCGCTTCTACTCAGAATATTACGTTGTACCTGTTGTCGAGGATGAACAGTAATGGCTAAGTCGCAGAAGAAAGTATATCCACTTTCCGTGGACGGAATAAACCGACTGGTAAATGACCTTGAGAACTACAAGAAGCAACTGCTTATCAAGGCAGAACGGCTTCTTCAAGAACTTGCTGACCGTGGTATCGCAACTGCCGATGAACGCATTGAGAATACCGATGGCGACTCTAACAAGAATGTTATTGTCAGGGTAAGCGATGTGTCCTATGTCGGAAATAATGTTGTTATGACGATTACTGCCGAAGGTGAGGACATACTGTTCATTGAGTTCGGAGCAGGCATCGCAAAGAACGGTGGCAAGAGTATGCTCGGCAAATCTCCGCATCCGTGGGGTGAAGAGATGGGATATGCCATCGGCAAATTTCCAAAAGGTCGGAAAGGATATTCGCTTGGTCGCTTTAATGCGTGGGTCACTCCGACAGGAGAAATCTCGGAAGGTACTAGGGCTTCTATGCCGATGCTCGGTGCTATGGAGACCATGTACAAAAGCGTAGACGATGCGTGTAAGAAGGTGTTCGGAAGATGAATGGCAATGAGTTATGGTTTGCGGAACTCGGCGGTCTGATTTTGACACATTACAAGGCCAGACTTAAAAAGCTGATTCCCGATGGCCAGTTTAAAAAACTTAAAATCACGAACAGCAATTCCGACATTGCTCCGACAGAACTTCCGGCTATATGTCTTGAGGAAGTGTCCTCTATGGAGACAGGAGAAAACCTGGACAACACTTCTATCAATGCTGTCATGGAGACAATACAGGTCACGATTTATCACAACGGGCAAATGAAGGACGTTAAGAAGTTGATGAACGCTTCTGTCCTTGCAATGAAACAAATGCGTTTCGGTGCCGTAATGACACCGATTTACACTACAACGCATGAGATGAAAACTGGTGTCGCTCGATTCCGTAGGCTTATTGGGGAGAGCGACTCTTTTTAACTTAAAGGAGATTTAAACTTATGGCACTTGCAGGACTTTCAACATTAGGTGTTAAGTTCGGATATGGTTCTGGTGCAACAAAACCGAACAAATTCACTGAACTTACCCGTATCAATGCAATCGGCGGTATCTCTCTCACTTCCGAGTCCATTGACGCTTCTGCCCTGACCGATGAAGTCACTCGCAGAATCGCAGGTCGCGCCGATACAGACGAAACACTTCCGGTAACTGTAAACTGGACACCCGATACGCTTACGGAGTGGGAAGCAGTTCTTACGGCTTATGAGGGTCTTACTGGCAGCTCCGAGATGTGGTTCACCGTCTATCATCCGAAGATGACAAAGGGTTGGTTCTTCAAGGCTGAGCCACCGAAGAAACTTCCGATGCCTGAGTTCGGCCAGAACTCTCTGCTCACAGTTGAAATCAACCTTGTCGTTACGGAATATGTAGGCATGGATACAGCGGTTGAGCCGGGCACAGGATTATAATTCAACAACGCTATAAACTTTTAAACATGGGGCAGGCTTCGGTCTGCCCCTTTCCTTTTATCTAGGTTTCTATGCACCTACAAGCATAGGGGAAAGGGAACTATGGCAAAGAAATCAACATTTTTCGTAGTCAACGGTAAAAGATACACTCCGCTCGAACTCGATTTCAACGGTATCTGCATGATGGAGATGAACGGTGTCAATATCAACGATGTTCGGTCTACTCCGATGAACGCTATCAGAGCATATTTCGCTCTTTACTTCGGTGGCAACGCAGACGTAGCCGGAGCAGAGATTATGAATCATCTCAGAAAGCACGGCGATCTCAGCGTTCTGTATGATGCGCTCGGCGAAAGTCTCAATGATTTTTTTCGGGAAGTCAACGTCACAGAGGACGAGGAAGAGAATCAGACTCAGAGCGAGAGCCAGAACGAGGAAGAGACAGCCGAGAAGAAGTAAAAGAGTATGACTCTATCCATGATTACGTTGTTGAAGAATGGTTGATTCCTAGCCTTGCTCTCGGCATTTCAGAGGAATTGTTTTGGACACTCAGCCCTAGCCGACTTTATCCGTATCTTGAAGCTGATAAACGGAAACAGGAAAAACGAGATTTGGAGATGTGGCGAATGGGTTTTTATGTTCAGAACGCAGTTGCGGTTGCGATTGACAAGGTTCTTAATGGTCGCAAATCCACGCTTGAGTACATGGACAAGCCCTTGCTTGCACAGGTCAAAGAGTCTCAGCAAGAGGTCGAGTTATCGGAAGATGAAAAGATGCGTCAGGTAGAAGCACTCTTCATGTCGCTTGAAACTCTGTCCACCAATTCCAAACTTGCCAAACACCAAAAGGAGTCAGAGAAATGCCCGACAACGGAAACTTAACAGATAAGCTGTCAGTTGAGATTAGCGCAAGCGTTGACCCGGCTATAAAGGCGATTGACAGTTTACAAACAAAATTAAATCTACTTTCCGGCTCCTTGCAACACTTCACCGATGCCGGAAAATATAAGTCCGCTCTCGACAATATGGCGAGCGGTTTTGAACGGCTGAGTGCGGTTGTTGGCTCGATTGATACTCGCAGTATTGCTTCAACCGCAAAAGCTATCGGTGCGATGGGCAGCTCTTTTGAGAAGGTTGCTAAATCTGCTTTCACTTTCCAAGAAGCCCTCGGCGGTTTTGAAAAGGCTCCGAAAACGGTGGCTGATGTTGTTGGTGAACAGATGACTTCCGTCCTTGACGAGTTCGGCATTACGGCTAAGAAGGACGTTGATTTAGTCATTAGCGAGTTCACAAAACTTGGCGAATCCGTCAGCCGTGGCGTTTGGGATGACGACCTTGAGGAAAAGTTCACCAATGCTCAGAACGCACTACAAGGTGTCGCTACGGTTGCCAGAGAAACAACGGAGACTTATGCCGGACTTCTTGATTATATACGCTCATTTCCAAAGGCTTCTGTACACTTACCGCAAGAGGTAGTTGCGGAATATCCCGATAATGCATGGCTCGGAAAAGCGAAAACGGCTGGTGGTAATATATTCACTACTAGCGGCGGCACTGATTTTTCTGCGTTCCTGAGCGAACTTAATAGTCAGCTTGGCAACATCATACCCATGACCGGAAATGCCGCCGATGAATTTACTGCTCTCACTAATGCAATGCGAATTGCGAGGGATGAAGCGGAAGAACTCAAAAACGGTGGTAGTCGTGTCGGAATCTCCATGAATGAAGCCGGAGATGCCACGTATCAGGCAATGACTAACATCCAAGAAGCACTGAAAGGTCTTAACGGTTCGGAAACGGTTGAGAAACTTGTTAGTCCGTTCAACGATATGAAGAGTGCTTTACAGGAACTTAGCACCATAACTATTCCTGATTTCAGCGGTCTTAATTCGCTTACTACTCTTGCCGGGAAAATCGGTAATGAAAAAGGTGCGGCTATCGGTGAGAATCTTGCACGGATCGTTGAGTCGTTACGTGGCATAAGCGGTGACGTTACGATTCCTGACTTTTCAAATCTGCAAGCACTCGGTGAGGGTATTAGCAAACTTGGATATAAGACCGCCACACAGGGCGCACAGAATATTCCGATAATCGCTAAAGCACTTACGGAACTCTCATTCGCTCAGATTCCTAGCGACTTCACATCACTTGCCGGACTTGCAGAAGCGATACACGCTCTTGGCTTATCTTCTGCACAGAAAGCCGCACAGAACATTCCGCAACTCGCTCAAGCACTGAATGACCTTATCACTTCACTCGCTGAGATGCCGGAAGTTTCCGATAAGACGCTGAGACTTGTCGAAGCATTAGGTCAGCTTGACGGTGCGAATATGAAAGTGGCGAACTCCACTAACCATGTGTCAAAGGGTCACAATGTAGCTAGTCAGGCAATACAGAAATTTACATCCCGTGTAAGTTCCGCATACAACAATTCCAACTTCCTTGCTACGGCTTATAACAAGGTCAATGATGGCGTAAGCAACTTTACGCAGAGCATGGACAAGGCGACTTCTCATACGCAGTCGCTTACAATGGTCATTGTAAAAGCCAGAACGCTCTTGTGGGGATTCCGCAGAATCTTCTCAATGTTCTCCGGCTCACTTGAACTTGCTTCTAGCTTGGTTGAAGTTCAGAACGTCATTGACAATGTATTCACGGAGAACTATGCGAAGAAGATTGAGGATATGTCGAAGTCCGTAAAGGATTCTCTCGGCATGAGCGAGCTTTCCTTTAAGCAGTACGCTTCAAGGTATCAAGCTATGGGAAAGGCAATGGGAATCACCAACAGTCAGATGGTTTCCGCTCAAGACAATCTCAAGAGCATGGGTGTTGCTTACGGTGAAGCCAACGGCAATATGCAAGATATGTCGGTTAATCTGACACGGTTGGCGGCTGACCTTGCATCCTTCTATGACATTGACCAAAAGGCGGCATTTGAGAAACTACAGGCAGTTTATACAGGGCAGTCGCGGCCGCTAAGGGCTCTGGGAATAGACTTAACACAAGCCACATTGCAAGAGTGGGCGTTGAAGCATGGCATTGATGCTGATGTTCAGTCCATGACACAGGCTGAAAAAACGATGCTTCGTTATCAGTACGTCCTTGCTCAGACGACTTCGGCTCATGGGGACTACGCTAGGACAATTCGTAGTTGGCACAATCAAATAATTCTTCTCAAAGAGAATTTCAAGGAACTCGGCATTATTGTCGGTACTGGTCTGATTCAGGCTATTAAGCCGTTCGTCATGGCTATGAACGCAGCTTTTAAGGCTGTTCTGACCTTCTCCACGAATGTTCTCAATGCTCTCGGACAAATCTTCGGATGGGAAGTAGAAACGTTCTCTAGGGGCAGTTCGCTTGAGGATTTTGCCGATACCCTCGATGATGTATCTGGTGGCATCAGTGATACAGCTAGTGGTGCTGATGATACGGCAAGCGGTCTTGAAAAGGCTGATAAAGCCGCTAAGAAACTCAAGGCTACTGTTTTCGGATGGGATGAACTGAATATCCTTAACGGAGCAGATGAAGATTTAGATGCTGCAAGTGGCTCTGGTTCGGGAGCCGGTTCCGGCACAGGCGGTCTCGGTGCAGGTGGTGGTCTTGGTGACGGTGGCATTGGCGACATTGATTATGTCCTCAAAAAGACTGATTCCAAGTTCAAGTCCGCAATCGACAATCTTTATGATCTTGGCAAATATATCTCGGATTCACTTGCCAAAGTCCTTGACAAGATTGATTGGAACAAGGTCTACAAAAAGGCTGAGAACTTCGGTATCGGTCTTGCTGATTTCCTCAACGGTCTTGTTCAGCCACATACTTTTGCATCGCTTGGTAAAACAGTCGGAAACAGTATCAACACGGCTATGAGGGCGTTGGACTCGTTTGCCTATACATTCAATTTCTATAATCTTGGAAGGTCTATTGCGCTTGGAGTAAAGACCGCACTTGGGTCTATTAATTGGACTTGGGTGCAAAACGCCGCCGTGTCTTGGGGGTATGGTCTCGGTGCATATCTCAACGGATTGATTGACGTTAGAATGTTCACAATGCTCGGAGACTCCGTGGCAAATGCTCTTAATGCGGCTGTCGTTGGTGCGATTGCGTTCAATGAAGTGCTTAACGGTGAGAATATCGGAAAAGCCTTTGGCGCACTCGTAAATCACGCTCTTGGTGGAATCAAGTGGGAAAACGTGCTGACCGAAGCACAATTACTCGCACAGGATATTTCACAGGCAATCAACGCTTTCTGCACTCCTGAGAATTTCGGTGCTGTCGGAACTGCTGTCGGCAAAGGTGTAAGTACGGCTATCAAGTTCGCTTTCGAACTCGGAGATGGTATTGACTTTGCTCAGTTGGGCGAGTCGTTCAATACATTTTTAAAAACCACGCTCGATAACATCAATTCTGATGATGTTGCCAACACTATCAATACTTGGATTTACGGTGCGCTCGACTTCCTTGAGCAAGTCGATATGCAGTACATTGTCGAGAAGATATTCGAAGTAATGTCCAAGATTGATTGGGGTGCGGCGGCTAATCTGAAACTCGAACTTGATGAACTCGATGCAGCTACTAGCATCGCTTCTGGCATTGCGGCAGCATTTGGCACAAACCCGATAAAGGGAATTGTCGGTGCCGGAATAAGTGGTCTTGGCATGTTTGCCGCAAGTGCGGTAGCTGGTTGGGGTTTCAAAATGGGATTATCTGGAACTAGCGCCGGATTGTCCGCTGTCGGAACTGTCGGTGGCACTACTGGACTTCTTGGCGCTTTTAGTACTGGTCTTGGTGCTCTCCCGGGATTGCTTGCAGCCGCCACTCCACCTATTCTTGTTGGTACGCTTGTTATTGCTGGAATCCTCGGGATGGCTGACCCTAGAGTTCAAAGAAAGATTGAGGAAGGCAAGCAGTATCTCCAAGCCACTAGAAATGACGAGACTAAGAATTGGGAACTCCATTACAAAGGTCTCTATGACACGACGGACAAAAAGACAAGCGACACTGTGAGGGTTGTTAAGACTGCAAACGGTGACATTAAAAAGTCTTATGATTCTTTGGGTCGTGAGATTGGATATTCCGTAAACGGTGAATATGGTCGTGCAATGGACGATATGCAGTCTATCGGAGAGCGTGCCGCAGAAGGAATCAAGAACGCTTTGCAGTCTGTTACGGACTTCTTTAATGGTTTGGATTTCCCAACTTGGCACGTAGAATGGGAACAGCACGAAGAGGGTGGTTACGGCTTCTCTCTTCCGAAAATTGTCAGATACGCTTCTGGCGGTTTCCCGGATGCAGGTCTGTTCTTTGCTAATGAGTACGGCAATCCTGAGATGATTGGTACTATCGGTAATCGTCCGGCTGTCGCAAACAACGATCAGATTACTACGGCTATCCGTGGTGCTGTCGTTGACGGAATGATGCAGGTCTTTATGGCTACTGGCGGCATGGGTGGCAACGGTGGTTCGCCGACTGTCGAAGTCACTGTCAAAGCTGATTCCGAAACATTGTACAGAACGGTGCGTAGGGGTGAGCAGAAATACAATCGCAGATACAGTGTGGTCGCACAGATGTAATTTTTCTTTCAGCGCATGTAGGTGTCAAAGCCTATGTGCGCTTTTCTAATATATTTGAGGTAATTGCCTATGTCGATGCTAGTAGTTGACGGAGTCGAAATTAAAGACCCGAGTAAGTTTCAGTGGTCGTTGCAGGACGTTTCCGCTCCTGATAGTGGTCGTACTGAGGATTCCATGATGCATAAGAACAGGGTCGCTCAGAAGGTCAAAATTGAACTCCAATGGACAATGACGACTCCGCAAGAGACAGCAGATATTCTGCAAGCGTTTCAGCCGGAATACATCATGGTCACTTATCACGATCCGTTACTCAATGATTATCGGACTGCGGAATTTTACGTAGGAGACCGTTCTGCGCCTGTCAAATACTGGCTCGTGAATAAGAAATACTATGAGTCCGTGTCCTTTAACATTATCGAGAGGTGATAAGCCATGCTCAATGTTTCAAGTGCATATAAGACACAACTTGATAATGACAAGAGGAACTTCCTTTATCGGCTGACATTCACTCTTCAAGATAATAGCACTCTGGTAGTTGAGAATAGCGGTCTATGGTCTGGTTCGGTAAAGTTCACACAGGCGACTTCCGGCACAGGCTCGTTCGATGTTGGCGCATTTATCATCGGAAAACTTAACTTCATCCTCAACAATATGTACGGCACGTTCGACAATTACGACTTTACGCTTGCTACTGTCGAGTATGAAATCGGTCTGAAACTTGCCAATAACAATACGGAGTATCTTCGCAGAGGTCGCTATGTCGTAGACGAAGTTGACTATGACGGTTATCTCATATCCTTTGAGTGCCTTGACTATGCCTACTACTTCGAACAGCCGTGGGCTACCACTCTCTCATTCCCGACTACTGCCGGGGCAATCATCCAAGAAGCGTGTACTAAGTGCGGAATCACTCTTGCTACTTCTTCATGGGATGGTTACAACATACCTGTTGATGTTAAGCCGACTGACAAGAATCTGACATGGCTTGCTGCTATCGGATATGCGGCGCAAATGTGCGGTCAGTATGCCATTATGGATAATCTCGGACGCTTGGCTATCAAATGGTATGACATTGACAGTCTCAGTCAGGTCACGCTTGACGGTTCAATCCTTGACTCTACAGATGCTAGAATCTTAGACCACATTGACGATCCTATTATCGGCTCAATGGTCGGTGCGGCGGCTATGGCGTGGAATGAACTTCCGTCCGCTAAGAAGAATCTCTATGCACGTATCAATGATAACAGCCGTCCGCCTAAAGTCAGTCATTATCCGATACTCATTACTGGCGTAAAGTGTGTCATCGGAAGTGGTGACAATGAGGTTGAATATGCGACTGGCACAACTGAATACATGGTCGATGTTTCCGGCAATCCGTTCATCGGTTCGGCTAATGTCAGCACGGTCATTAATAGAATCGCTGAGAACATGGTAGGCTTCTACTTCTACAGTTTCGATGCGTCTTACATTTCGAGACCGTATTATGAAGCAGGCGATTTGGCGTGGATTGAAGATTATCGGAATGGTCGTGTCTACTGCTCTTTCATCACGAATCTGAATTTTACTTCGGGGCAATACCAGGAGTCCTCTTGTGGTGCGGAGACTCCGGCTAAGAAGCGTACAGCATCTTACACTCCGGCAATGAAGATTCTTGCCGAAGCAGGTAGGGCGACAAGGGCAAGTCTTGACACCTATGAAGCCGTAGCAAAGTCCATGACAGAATTGATCTCTCTTGGTTATGGTATGCACTTTTCAAAAGAGGTTCAGTCGGACGGTTCCGCAATCTACTATCTGCATGACGGTGCAACGCTAAATGAGTCCTCAAGCGTATGGAAACTGACTTCTAACGGTCTTGTCGTATCACATGACCACGGCACTACTTGGGCTATTGATACTAACGGCAATGCTCTTTTCAACGTCATTACGGCAAGGGGTCTCAATGCCGACTGGATAAATGCCGGAAAGATTGAGATTAAGGATAACGGTGGGAATACAATTTTCCTTGCAGACATTACGAACAAAGTGGTCTCTATCGGTGGTCTTGACCGTGCTATATCACTTGCAGATATGGCTTTAAGCGCAGTCGAAGATAAGCTGTCTATCGTCTTGTCTGATGATTACAAGACCATTGTTACGGCTAGTGACGGTAGCATTTCAACATTTCCTACGTGCAAGACCTTTTATAAAGTCTATTTCAACGGCTCTGACATAACCAAGAACAGCGATGTTGCATATCAGCTATTCCTTATGCGAGGTGTTCAGTATCGGTACGATTACGGTCCGAACTACTTCATGGAAATTACAGGACTGCCGAATTTAGACTCTGGATGGGTTTGCATTAGAGCGACATACAAGGGTCTTAAAGCTGAAAAGCGATTTTACGTTTACAAGCGCAAAGTTGGCGGCTCAACTAACTACTTTCTTGATGTAGACTCGATAAAATCCGTTATAGGACAGGGAATTGAATATTCTCCGAATTTGTTTACGGCAAATGCGTATTCGACAACGAATAACGGCTCGACCAAGACCGCATATTCCGGTGGGAATATATCAGTTGACATTCAGCTTGATAACGGCACTTGGAATGAGGATGTTGCCACAGACGAAGGTGGAACTTGGGTTGAGGAAGTCATAACAAGTTCGGCAAGTAGTACGCTCACCGTCAAGGTCGTAAGAACTAACGGAGTTTCAGTCGAGGTTGATACGTCCGGCACTTATGACACTATCAAAGTTCCGGTCAATGCACTCCGAGTCCGATTCAATCTCAAAGATTCAAACGATGTACTTCTTGACCGTCAGGACGTTACGCTTTTGACCGCAAGTGACGAAGACTTGGTTCTTAATTCTGCCGAGTCTCAAGAAAAGATTTACAATGCCCTTACGAACAACGGTGAATCGCAAGGCATTTATCTTGAAAACGGCAGACTGTATCTCAATGCTTCTTATATTGGCTCTGGCGCAATTCAAATCGGTACGTGGAGCGATGATGAAATCCCTGTTTTTACGGAGACTTTCTATGCGAACTCCGCAGATGGCACTGTCAGAATCAATGCCAACTCTCTCAAGATTCAGGGAACAAATGTCGTGGATGCTGCGGCAACTCAAGCGGCTCACGAAGCGGAAGATTCTATTCTCAACTCCGTTGATTCTCAGGACAAGATTTTTGATGCACTTATTGGTGGAGATAATCAGCAAGGCATTGTTCTTGATAATGGCAAGCTGTATCTAAGTGCAACCTATATCAGAACAGGAACACTGAAAGTCGGTGGAACGGGTGCGAATACAGATGGTGCTATTTCCATAAGAAATGCGTCCAATAAAGAATTCGGGTCTGTCACATATGAGGGAATCAACTTCAAGAAAGCAAGTTCTTATGCAAGCAATGTCTATTACGGGATGAAACTTAATGAATTTGGACTGAATTTTTATCGTGGCAGTTCTAACTTTGGACACATAAATGCTGTTGAATACGGCAATGCAACATCACTTACACATTGCGGTGTCGAATTTGCTTCTCCAGAAACACACATACTCTCACAAGATGGGCGCAGGTTGCATTTCGGCTTCTATGATTGGAACGGACTTGAAATTGACGGTCTTGTGATTACGCAAAGCCAAGCGACTTTTAGTGAAAAGGTGGTCGCTACGCAACTTCATGCAAATAACGGATATAGCGGAACGATAAACGGTATGCAGTTCGTTGACGGAATCTTAGTCAGTGCATCATAACGGAGACAATATGCAGATAGACATTGTAAGAAATCAAATCGGTGGCATGGTCAATAATTATCTGGCGCAAGAGGTCGTGACACCAACAGAAATGCGATATATCCTCAAGGCGATTTTAGGCGAAGTCGCTGAAATGGAACTGACGCAGAATTACATTGAAAAGGCGCAGAAACAGAAACAAGAGATGGCGCACGAAACAGATAATGAAGGATAACAACGATTATGGCAAGATTTACTTCATATTCAAGCAAAGCCAAGCCAACAGACTCCGACACATTGCTTATCAATGACTCCAGTTCTTCTAGCAATAAGCAGGTCTCATTTACGGCTGTCCTCGGTTGGGTAAAAGATAAACTCGGCTCAAGCACGATTGACGGACTTGATACGACAAGCAAGAATGTGGTCGGTGCTATCAACGAACTCCGTAGTGGAGTCAATGGCAAGGCTGACTCTTCCTCGGTCTACACAAAGTCTCAGGTCGATACGGCACTTGGAGACAAGGTAGACAGTGAAAATGTAGCAAGTGTAGCTGAAACAAAGTCTTTCTTCGGTATCAGTTGAGGGGTGAGCGCATGATTACAATTAAACAGTTAAAAATGGGTACTCCGAAAGTCGTCAACGGCGAAAAACAGGATCGTGGACTTTTCTCAATGGCTGGTCTTGCCGCTGATGGAAAGCCGACTACAAGCCACAACGGAGTGTTGATCGCAAATACTTCCGTCTACGTTGAGATTGACACCGGAATCACGTATCTCTATGACGAGGAACACGCAGCTTGGAATTCGATGCCAGTAGGTAGCGGAACTTCCGTAGACATTGACGGAAACGTGGTAGGCATTGCTTCTGTCGCTGAGACTAAAAGTTATGTGGGGGTGTAACAAATGGCATTAAAAGATAAACTTATGACCCTTGAAGATTTCAAAGCGGTCAGGGATGTAGATGTTGCATCCAACAGTGCGCAATTTACAGAAATAAAGGCTGATTTAGATGCCATTGGAGACACCGTTGACACTAATATAATACATCTTATGGATGTATGTATTAACGCTTTTCTACCAAAAAGTTCGGATTATTTAAC